CTCAGGCTTTTTCACTGACATAGTGAATGAAGCAGATGCGTCGATGATTGTGATTTCGGTTGTCATAAGGTTTCCCATTAAGTAAGTTGATTTCAAGTAATGCACTACACCATGCAATGCACTACACAAAATCCCCCGCCGAGCATGCCGTCTCGTTTACACCATGGGCTTTGCCTTTAGGTGATGCGAGGGATTAAACCGAATATATAAATTGTTAATGATCAAAACTACCATACCGATGCGATGTATTTGACCGACCACTTGAACCCGATGCCATGACGACATGAATCACGAAATGATTGATACATTGAACCGATATTGCTTGTTAAAGAGCTTGGAGTTGAGGGATACGATGCCCTACACCATAGGTTTTGACCCGACAAGGTGGGTGAGGGGGGAGGGGTGGACCAAATGGATTGGGAGGGGGCCGCCATGTTTACCTATTGCTCATTCAACAAGTCCCATTTTTAGTAACATACACACGTTAGCCACACCTTAATTTTTTACCAAAAAACACCACCCCCCTTACAATCAAAACGTGCAGTTGTTAAACCGGCGCAATGGGGACGAAGAACCTAATTTTTTTCCGGTTTTCAAATTAGGGCTCAACGAATTGGCAGGCGAGCTTTTTACCCATTACTGCACTTGACAAATTCAAAATCCCACATAACATACACACCACCATTAACCCTAATTGGAGATTCACATGGCTACTAAACCTGGACTTTATGCAAACATCAACGCAAAGAAAGAACGCATAGCCGCTGGTTCTAAAGAGAAAATGCGCAAACCTGGCGATAAAGGTGCTCCTAGCAAGATGGACTTCATCAAGTCTGCTAAAACAGCTAAGAAGAAGTGAAGCGTTACAACTTTCATTTACCCGAGCCGTTGTTGGAAGCCCTACGGGCCGAGTCAGCGCGCACGGGTATTAAGTTGGCTGAAATTATCAGGATGGCCCTGATGGAGTACATCAAGAAATGAACAGTGATCTCATTCACGTCAACCATTCAGAATTTGCAATGGCACCAACGTCAGATGAGCCTCACGTCACTTTGGATATTCCGCCCCAGTTAATCTGGGAATGCGCAGCAGGCCTTGAAGACCCGGCATTGGTCGCAGCCAGGTTTGGTTTTGAAGGTGACAAGTGGGAACGTTTAGCGCAGTGGGCTCCGTTTATCACAGCAGTGCAGACGCAGCGTGCAGAGTTTGAACGCAACGGAATGACATTTCGCCTTAAGGCGGGTCTCATGGCCGAAGAGATGATGAGTCAGATGTTTAAGCAGGCCATCAGTATGGACACAACCATATTGCAAAAGCTATCCGTTTTTAATTCGTTAGTAGATGTAGCAGGGTTAAAACCTGATAAAAAGGCTGTGGACACCACGGCTAATGCTGCACCTAAGTTTAGTATTACGATTAACTTTCCGAACCAACAACCCACACCTGTGACAATAGATGGCTAATCTTGTATATACACCGCCGGTATCAATAGTTCCATTTTTATCGTCGGACAAGTTTGCTAACTTTGTTGTTGGGCCCGTGGGTTCTACCAAGACAACTGCAAGCCTGATTAAGATTGGTTATGAGGCTAAAAGAGTTAAAGCTGGACCTGATGGCATCCGTAAATCACGTTGTGCTGTAATTCGTAACACCCGTCAGATGCTGTGGGATACAACCATACCGGACTTTTTGAAATGGTTCCCTGATGGTGAAGCTGGCCTGTTGGAAAAAACCAACAGCAAGTTCCTACTTAAGTTTGACGACGTTGAGTGCGAGATTTTGTTCAGGGGTTTGGACGATGCAAATGACGTGCGCCGCTTGCTTTCTTTGCAGTTAACGTTTGGTGTAATGGACGAGTTCCGTGAGATTAACCCCGACATTTACAATGCATTGACTGGTCGTTTGGGTCGGTATCCCGATAAAACAATGAATGGTGTGGGTGCTTGCGCAGACGACGGCACGCAGATTCATAAGGTGTGGGGTGCTACCAATCCGCCCGATGGAGATACGTTTTGGGAAAAGATGTTGGTTGATCCACCGGACAACATGCACGTAACCATACAACCGTCGGGGCTGTCCCAAGAAGCTGACTGGGTGCAATTCCTGCCTGATGGGTACTACGAGAACTTGTGCGAAGGCAAGTCAGAGGACTGGATTGACGTGTACGTGCACGGTCAGTTTGGTAAATCACTGTCTGGACAACCAGTGTTTAAAGCGTTTAGTAAAGAAACGCATGTATCTAAACAGCCGTTAAACTACATTAAACTGCAGACCCACCCACTTATTATTGGTATGGACTTCGGGTTAACCCCAGCATGTACGATCAATCAGGTGGATGCACAGGGAAGATTACTGACGTTTGCGGACCTTGTGTCAGATGGCATGGGTACTCTGCGGTTCTGTCGTGAGAAACTCAAACCGTTGCTGGCTAACAGGTTTCCGGGCATGAATGTATTAATTATTGGCGACCCAGCGGGACAGCAGAGGGCTCAGACAGACGAGAGATCGGTGTTTGATATTCTGCGCCAAGAGGGGTTTAGGGTCATCTCAGCCAAGTCAAACAGTGTTGTTGCACGTATCAATGCAGTCGATAAGATGCTTACACGTACTGTAGATGGCAAACCAGGTCATCTAATTGATCCGTGTTGTGTAAATTTAATTGCTTCCCTTCGTGGTGGATATCGGTATAAAATCCGTCAGAACGGCGAGGCTGATAATAAGCCCGAGAAAAACTCGCATTCCCACATTGCTGATGCGCATCAGTATGCATGTTTACATGCGGATGGAAACGTAACCGGGGATACGTGGCAGAGAAAAGCTGTTGAAGTTAAACGCGTCGATTACGCGTGGACTTGACACATCCCAAAAATTTGGTAAGGTAGCACTATGCAACTTGGCTTGAACATGACGAATTCTGCCGCGCCGGGGACTATCTCGGCGGGTGGTGGCCTTGTCACTATTAAATCGCTCAAAGCGATGGCGGAAGAACGTGCGACCGCACAACAAGCTAATTCACAGCCTGTCGTACAAGCATTAAACGGATACATTCGCAAGCAGTGGATGTCATCTATGACGGCAAAGCAGATGACCTCTGAGATTAAAATGCTCAAGTCAGTGCGGGCGCGTCGCGGTGAATATGATCCCGATAAACTTGCACAACTGCGTGAGCAGGGCAGTTCGACCATTTACATGATGATCACATCGAACAAGTGCCGTGCGGCATCGAGCTGGTTGCGAGATACATTGGTTACTGCGTCTGACGACAAGCCTTGGACCATCACACCCACAGCACTGCCTGACTTACCTCCTAACGAGGTAGAGGGCATCATGATGCAGGCTCAAGCAGAAGTTGAACAGTTGTATTTAAATGGCACACCGCCAACAGATCAGCAAGTGCGTGAGCGTTTGCTTGAGATGAAAGACATGGCACTGTCTCACTTGAAAGATTTAGCCAAGCGCACAGCAGAGCGCATGGAAGTGAAGATGGAAGATCAGTTGCAAGAAGGCAATTGGTCTAAATCGTTTTCAGAATTCCTTGATGACATCACAACGTTTCCATCAGCGTTCATCAAAGGTCCCATCATTCGTAAGCGTCCGAAACTCAAATGGATTCCAACTCCAGACGGACAGTACACGCTAGAGCAAACCGAAGAATTAGCAATGGAGTGGGAGCGTGTTGACCCATTCAATATCTACCCATCTGCCGATGCATCAGACGTTAATCAGGGTGACTTGATCGAGCGTCATAAACTTTCTCGTGCTGATTTGCAAGCCATGATTGGCGTAGAAGGTTACAGTGAAGGTGCTATTCGTGCGGTGCTTGAAACATATGGTAAAGGCGGTCTGCGTGACTGGATTTACGTTGACATGAACAAGGCCGCTGCTGAAGGTAAGTCCACAATGGGCGTTCAGCAGAATCCATCAAAGTTGATTGACGCACTGCAGTTCTGGGGAAGCGTACAAGGTCAGTTGTTACTTGACTGGGGCATGTCTGCAGAAGAAGTGCCTGATCCTCTTGCAGAGTATCCTGTTGAAGCATGGATCATTGCTGACTGGGTTATCAAAGCAGTTATCAACCCCGATCCGCTGGGTCGCCGCCCCTACTACAAAGCCTCTTATGAAGAAGTTCCCGGCGCGTACTGGGGTAACTCTGTAGCTGACCTTTGCCGCGACGCACAGGATGTTTGTAATGCCACTGCACGTGCACTGGTGAACAACATGTCTCTTGCTTCTGGCCCTCAAGTTGTTTACAACATTGATCGACTGCCGCAGGGTGAGAACATCACACAGATGTATCCATGGAAAGTATGGCAAGTTACTTCTGATCCGCTTAACGGCTCCGCGCCCCCGATGCAATTTTACCAGCCTAGTTCGTTATCACAAGAACTTATGGCAGTGTTTGAGAAGTTCAGTATCTTGGCCGACGAGTACACAGGCATCCCACGTTACATGACGGGCGACAGTCCTGCAGGCGGCGCAGGTCGTACTGCTTCTGGTATGAGTATGCTCATGAGCAATGCTGGCAAAGCTATTAAACAGGTGGTTGCTAATATTGATGGCAACGTTATTTCTCCCGTGATTGATCGGTTGTACTACTACAACATGCGTTATGGCACTGATCCTGATTTGAAGGGCGATGTCAATATCGTCGCACGCGGCGCGGTTTCTTTGATTGTCAAAGAGCAGGCGCAAGTTCGTCAGAACCAGTTCTTGCAGATTGCGCTTACTAGCCCGTTTGCTCAGCAGATCATTGGTGTGGAAGGTGTTGCAGAATTGCTACGCCAAGGCGCAAAGACTCTGGATATGAACCCAGATCGTATCGTTCCTCCAGTGGAAATCATTAAGCAGCGTATGGCGCAGGCGCAAGCCGCGCAGCTCGCTCAGCAGCAACAGCTTGCTCAGGCAACTGGTCAAGTCGAAGCAGGTGGCACGCCACCAAACCCTGGTCAAGGTGCGCAGCTACAGAATGGTGCTCCCGTGACAAATAATTTTGAAGCAATTCCCGGTGTTGGTAGTTGACAACACCATTTTCCCGTATATCATTTCGATTATTAAAGGAGCATTCAAATGCAAGCAATTAACCCAAAAGAGTCACGCTCATCTGAGTACGCTCAAGAATCAGCTAAAACTGACGGCATGTCTAAAGGCGGCTCAGTCGGTGGCGGCGGTGACAACGGTAACATTTTCGCTACATTGAAGCGTGGTGGTGCTGAGTACACTGCTGACAAAGCTAAAACTGACGGTTTGTGCAAATAAATGGTTCGTGTCGATGAAAGAGTTGCGCGGTGCCTAGGGCTACTGCGTTCTCCTGAGATGCAACCATTTTTAGAATTTTTGAAAGATCGTCGCCAAGAGACTCTCGAAAGACTTGGTGATGTTCAAGGTGAAGAAATGAAGTCTCGGCTGCAAGGCCGGAACCTCGAACTCAAGGAACTCCTTGAGATGGTGGACCAAGCAGAAATGCTGTACGCCAAAACCCGCAGGTAAGCGCAGACCGTTAAGTCGGAGCGCAAACCTAAATTTTTAATGTAACAGTAGCAGACCGTAAGCGAATAGAGACTGACCGTAAAGTCGGAGTCTCAAAGCGTAGTCGGAGCGAAGGAGATAGAGATATGGCATTGCCACGTGTAATTCAGGAACAAGTTGAACAAGCTGATGCTTTTGTAGCCCAGATGACAGGACAGACCGAGCAAACGGAGACTGATCCCCGAACTGATATAGACCCACAGCCCGACCCCGAAACGCAAGCACAGCCCGTCTCGCAAGAGAATGAACCGAAACAAGCACCAGTGCCGGAAGAAACTTGGGAACGTAAGTACCTGACGCTCAAAGGCATGTATGACGCTGAAGTGCCTCGCCTACATTCGCAGATGCGTGAGATGAACCAACAGGTTCAAGCTCTTATTGCAGAAGCGGCTACAGCCAAAGCACAGCAGCCCAGACCGGAGCCAGTAACGGCGAAGACTCTTATCACTGAACAAGACAAAGAAGCATTTGGCTCTGACTTGTTGGATTTGATTGACCGCGCGACCGAACAGAAATTAGCGGGTAACCGCGACCTTGAAGTTCAGCTTCGTGCCGAGATCAATGAGTTAAAAGGTAAGCTGGGAAATGTGACCGAGCGTCAAGTGGTGTCTGATAAAGATCGCTACGAAGCTGCTTTAAGTTCGCAAGTTCCAGATTGGGAAGCCATGAACATAGATCAAGGTTTTCTGACATGGTTGGCTGAAGTAGACCCAGTTTATGGGATGCCTCGCCAGTACGCTTTGACCAATGCGTATGAGTCGCTAGACGCGAACCGTACTGCAACGATCTTCAAGCAGTATAAAGCCACGATTGCCCCAACTCAGCGTCCTCAAGCTAACCGAGAACTTCAGCGTCAAGTAGCACCGACCCGCTCGCATACGTCGCCTGCTCCTACAACTTCGTCAGCGGATAAACGTCTCTATACCACATCGGATATTGATTCGTTTTACACTGAATGGAGACGGGGAATGATCGATGAGGCAGAAGCGGTGCAAATTGAGAGAGATATCCATGCCGCTATCAACGAAGGCCGAATTCGATAAGAATGCCAAAATTGTAGCGGTCAAATTTTAATTTTGTTTTTTAAAAAAGGACTAGACCATGTCTACAATTACCGCAGCAGCAGCCTATCCCATTAACTCCGGTGGTTTTAATACCCCCGGCGGACAAGTTGCCTATTCTGGAACCGCTTACTCCGGTTCTTTCATCCCCGCTCTCTGGTCTGGCAAGCTGGCCCAGAAATTCTATGCCGCCACAGTTTTTGGTGAAATCGCCAATACTGACTGGCAAGGTGACATCACCGGCATGGGTGACACAGTGATCATCAACACGATCCCTTCCATCACCATCAACAGCTACTCTATCGGCCAAAACTTGGCTTATGAAGTGCCTGCTCCTAGCACATTGCAGTTGGTCATCAACAAAGGTAAATACTTCGGCGTAAACGTGAACAACGTTCTCGAGTTGCAGGCTAAGCCTAAATTGATGGACATGTTCACCAATGACGCTGCCATGCAAATGAAGATTCAGATCGACAAAGACGTTCTGTACACTAACTTCAACCAAGGCTCTGCTTCTAACCAAGGCGCAACTGCTGGTGCTATCTCTGGCGGCTATAACCTCGGTATTGACACATCTGCCATCACTTTGACTGCTTCTAACATCCTGTCTAGCATTACTGCTTTGTCAAGCGTGTTGGACGAAGCCAACGTGCCTGAGACAGACCGCTGGTTGATCATTACCCCCACAGAGCGTCAGATTTTGATGCAATCTAACTTGGCACAAGCCCAGTTTATGGGTGACGCTTCTAGCGTGTTGCGTAACGGCAAGATCGGCATGATCGACCGTTTCACAGTGTATGTGTCTAACTTGGTTCCACGTGGCGCTGCTGGCAAAACTTGGATGAACCCAAATACTGGTACCGATGCTAACTTGTCTAGTGCAGTTAAGCGTCACGCCGTTATTGCTGGCCACAAGTCTGCCATCACTTTCGCTTCTCAGATCGCTAAGGTTGAGAGCTTGCAGAATCCTAACGACTTCGGTACGTTGGTTCGCGGCTTGAACGTGTACGGCACTAGCGTCGTACAACCAAATGGTCTGGCTTTGTTGGTCGCTGCAGGTTAAACTCCTACCGGAGAAGGCGGGGCTTCGGCCCTGCCATTTATTAACCTAAGGAGAACACCATGGCCATTATTGACGATCTCATTTCTAGTGGTTTGTCCCTGCCACAAGCGCAGGCTGTAATTGCTGAAGATACTACCTCCAACATTGATGGTTTGGTATCTGCGGGTTTTACTTACACACAAGCTCTAGGTATTACTGGCCTTGATGCAGGTACTGCGACCTCTAACAACTTAGTTGTTCAAGGTTTGTGGTCTGGCACACAAGTCCCCGCAATTGTTGCAGCATTAGCTGTAACTCCATAAGGTAGATTATGGGTACGGTAACCGCTCAAACCATTATTAACAAAGCGGCGATTCAGTTAACTGATATTGCTAATGTTCGTTGGACCCGTGCTGAATTACTCAGCTGGTTAAACGATGGTATGCGCCAAATCGTGACCATGCAACCGAGTGCTTCATCGACCACCGTCTCGAAGTTATTGACTGCTGGAACCCGGCAAACATTACCTTCAGACGGTTGGTTGTTGTTACAAATTTATCGCAATATGGGCACTACTGGTTCGGCCCCTGGTCGAGCAATCCGTATTGTGTCTCGTGAAGTCTTGGATGGTTTCATCCCTAATTGGCATTCCGAGATTCCTAAAGCTGAAGTCAAGAACTACATCTATGACACACAAGATCAGCTGGCGTTTTATGTTTACCCTCCCAACACCGGGACCCAATACATTGAGGTGAATTATTCAGCTCAACCAGTTAACTTGACTACCGAAAGTCAGGTTATACCCCTCTTTGATGTTTTCCAGTCCGCCTTGGTTGACTACATTTTGTACCGCGCTTGTAGCAAAGACGCCGAATACGCGCCGGGCCTTCAGTTGGCGCAAGGTTACATGTCAACGTTCTACAGTGCCATTCAAGGTAAGGCGCAGACTGAGACATCGAATGACCCAGTTAACGCGCTTAACCCACGTAATGTAGTTATTCCAGGATCACAATCATGAGCGACGTATCCTACGACCTATTTCTACCTGACGTTGTTCAGTTTGTTAAAGACGTACCTGAGGTTGTAGCTGTGCAGGCTATTCGCAACGCAGCTATTCAGTTTTGTGAGAAGACGCGAGTGCTACAAACCGAGTTGTCTCCAATGGATATGACAGCAGAAGTTGCGTCCTATGGATTTGAGCCTGATGTTGGCTATCAAGTTGTTGACGTTATGGAAGCATGGTATGGCGACCAGTTGTTGATTCCTAAAGCTGTTGAAGAGCTGACGCGCATCTATCGCACGTCTAACTGGAATGACTTAGACGGTAACCCATACTATTATTTCCGTAGCCGCACACAAGAAATCACTCTGGTCCCAAAACCAAAAGAAACTGAGCCTGCAAAGTTAAAGTTGCGCGTTGCAGTTGTGCCTTCTCGTTCTTCGTCTGTGATTGATGAAGAAATTTATGAGCGTTACTACGAGTTCATCACCTTGGGTGCGCGTGCGCGTTTGTACGATACGCCCGATCAACCATATTACGAACCTAAGGCCGCGCAGTTGTATTTGAAACGATTTAGTGATGGTATGAATGAAGTTCGTACTCGTGTAGCAAAAGGTTTGACCCGTGCTTCTGTCCAAATTGAATATCAAAGGTTTGTATGACCGCTGCTGCATATGATTTTGTTATTGAACAAGGTGCAACGCTAGACAAAACATTTGTCTGGAAAGACAGCACTGGAACTGTTATTAATTTGTCTGGGTATACCGCCCGTATGCAGATTAGGCAGACTGTAAGCTCTAGCACAATTTTGCTGGATTTGTCTACTCTAAATAACCGCATTATTATTACCGCTGGGCAGGGCAAGATTCAGTTGCTCGTGTCTGCGGCTGATACAGGCGCTATTACTTGGCAGCGCGGTAAATACGATTTAGAATTGGTTTCTTCTACAGGTGTTGTCACACGTTTACTGTACGGTGATGTAGAGGTTTCTAAAGAGGTTACTCGATGAGTTACACAATTGTTGAAGAAATAGGGTCTGACACAAGTCTAATTGTTCAAGATACTCCTCTTGCTCCTACAATTGTTGAAGTTGTCACAACGGGACCACAGGGCCCAATTGGAGCCACAGGTTCTGGTTTAGCAATCAGTCAGACTGTTGCAACGGTTGCAGATTTGCCTGCTACAGGTAGCCCCGGACAGTCAATATTTGTTGCCTCAACAGGCAAAATTTATATTTGGAGTAACACATAATGCCATGGGTTGATGCTGGTCCCCTTTCCGGTCCGACAGGCCCAACTGGTGCAGCTGGCACCGGTATTACCATTAAAGGTACTGTTGCTACTATCAATGATTTGCCGATTTCGGGTAACAGCATTGGTGATACGTATATTGTTGCTTCGAACGGCCGCTTGTATGCTTGGAACGGAGCTGCATGGATTGATGCTGGTCAGATCGTTGGCCCTACAGGCCCAACTGGTGCACAAGGTATTCAAGGTGTACTTGGCCCAACCGGTCCTCAAGGTATTCAGGGTGTACAAGGCATTGCGGGCCCCACTGGTGCAATTGGCCCCACCGGCACACAAGGTATTCAGGGCGTCACAGGTCCTACAGGTGCTCAGGGTGCACAGGGTGTCACAGGTCCCACCGGGACCCAAGGTATCCAAGGTATTCAGGGTGTAGTTGGCCCGACAGGCGCTCAAGGTATTCAGGGTGATGTTGGCCCCACCGGCGCTCAAGGTATTCAGGGCGTCACAGGTCCTACAGGTGCTCAGGGTGCACAAGGCATTCAAGGGGAAACCGGCCCAACTGGTGCACAAGGCATACAAGGTATTGTTGGCCCGACAGGCGCTCAAGGTATTCAGGGTAATGCTGGCCCGACAGGTGCACAGGGCGTTCAAGGCGTCACAGGTCCTACAGGTCCTACAGGTGCACAAGGCATCCAAGGGGAAACCGGCCCCACTGGTTCCCAGGGTATTCAGGGCGTAGTTGGCCCAACTGGCCCAACAGGTGCTCAAGGTATTCAAGGTGTAACGGGTCCGACAGGTTCTACAGGCACCGCCGGTGCTGATGGTGATCGCTATAAGACGACAAGTACAACCTCTTTAGCAGTTGCTACAGGAACTAATTTAACTCTGACAATTGGTACAGGGCTGTCGTATTCTGAAGCTCAGAATATCATCATCAGTTACAACGGTGACACATCAACCCATCTTCATGGCCCTGTTGTTTCATACAACAGCGTTAGTGGATTACTAACATTTGATGTTGTCAACGTTACTGGATCGGGCACATACGCCGACTGGACAGTCAACCTTGACGGTGCTCAAGGTGTTCAAGGCCCTACTGGCCCTACAGGCGCAGCTTCAACTGTTCAAGGCCCTACCGGTCCTACAGGCCCTACTGGCGCTCAGGGCATTCAAGGTGTCACTGGCCCAACTGGTGCACAAGGCATACAAGGTATTGTTGGCCCGACAGGCCCCACCGGCGCACAAGGTATTCAGGGCGTCACAGGTCCTACAGGTGAGCAAGGCATTCAGGGCGTTGTAGGTTCTACAGGTCCTACAGGCGCACAGGGTATTCAGGGTATT